CCGAGGGATCATACAGAGGACACTGGTCGGTCGGAATGATAACAGGGTTGGGACTGAATACGCTTGATTTCAGAACAGTCTGAACCTGCTGCGACTGAATACCAGCTGCCGTCGGAATTGGTTGCTGTAGTGTCAATCTGAGAATTGTCTTGTTAAACATGCTGGCATTGAGTGCGCCGCTTGGCTGATACATGTCGTTATTGAGGGCAAAGGAATACTGATAGACACCTGGAAGACCAGGAGCCTCTCCTGTTGTGTGCTTGTACATCTGAATCAATGAAAAGTAGCTGACCGGTTTTATAGAAAATCGTTCTTTGCCATCAAGCAGAATGAGACCGTCAATGACCGGATCACGAGGGGAAACCGATGTGATTTGCTGCTGACCACTCGAATACAAGAATGTCTGCGACTGACTCGAATTGGTCAGACTTGAGAAGACGTCTGTGTTCGTTGTTGTAAACGGGGCAGCATGAGGATCGTCCCAATTCGTGTAATTGTCCCAGTCATTCGTGAGGATCTTATCTGTCCGCTGCGCTGAAAACACCATGCGTGTCACCAGATTGAAAGCGGGAACCAACATATCACTCGAACCATACTGACCCGAGTTACTGATGTAATTGATCGTCTTGACTAGGAATGTCTGATCTGCAGAGGCTAGTTGATTCATCTCCATATCGGTCACATATACGAAATTGCCCTCGAGCCATGGGTCGGGGAAAAAGGATGACAACCCGGGTTGGCTGGGTGTCCCGTTCGGATTCGGTGGCGACAAGAACATGCCGATTCCCAGCTTTGTCGGTGCGATACGCTGTCCGTACGTATGGGATGTGCTGTCGGTATCAATAACTGTATATAGATCCGCAAGAGGGCGATACGTGACGTTAATGTATACGTCCGAGTTCTGCATTGCCACCAATGGAAGAGCCAGACCAGGATTCTCACAGAACCAGAAGTGAAGAGGAATGGTGAGCTGACGAGAGCGAATGGACGGCTCGGGAATGAGAGTGTTTGGCGTCAGGCCCGGATAGGCAGTAGGGGCCACTGCGTGGGGGTACTGATTGGCACGTCCGTTTCCATTTGCCGGATCATAGAGCTCAGGGACGTTGCCAACCATCTGATCAACGACCTTACGCTTATTTGAGTCGTGTGTCAAGTAGGAATACATCTTGAGCCACTCGCCCGTCAGAGATTGAAGAACCTGACCGTTGGCCGTGATAGTGATCTTATCGATCAGGTTGTAACCGATATTCTTGATCCACTTGAATTCGTATCCAATTGAGTTCGAACGTTTGTCATATCCATCAGGAGGTGATACGCCGAGACCCAGGTATGACAGTGGAGACCAAACATCCGGGAGCGTGATAATCAAATATGTATCCATAAGGAGCTGTGCATAGCGATCGATACGACACGAAATTGTTCGTGTGCTGGTTTGTGCGAACGATAAGTTCGTACCGGTGAAAGACATTCGGATCGACTCCATTGCAAAGTTCGTGTGACGGCGGTACACAGCCCGAAAATGCGTCATGGAAGGATTTCCATTGACGAGTTCATTCTGGGCTCCGACGCCGGCTAATTGAATTAGACCACCAGGCATACTATTGTATAGAAGACAGAGGGTTTGTTTAGGCAAGATACGGACAGATCGTAGTGTATCCAGCAGGAGGTGTGTACGCCAGTGTACTAGCGTTCGCCGGCTTGCAGCAGACGGATGTGAATGTCTTACCAAGTGGAGCACCGTAGATATTGTTGCGACCGGGAGCACTGACAAAGCGATTGTACTGATCCGCACCGTTTCCGGCGACGGCAAGATATAGCTGGTTAGTACGGCTCTTCTGCTGAGGAGACGCAACTGAAATCGACTTAGCGATGATCTGTCGCTTCTTCTGACTAATGTAATCCTGAGTGTTGTTGACCTGCATTTGTGATTTACGTAGAGAAAAGACTACAACAGTAATGAGATTTGTTCTTGTGAGCACACACGTTGATCAGACGACAGGGTACTCGAAGGTGGCATATAACCTGCTAAAGCAGTTGACGAAGCTGGCTCCCGCTGTGAAGACGTATCATTTTGGATTTCAGCGTCACCCCAAGCGTGAGTTTGTTCGCAAGGTCCCTACTGGAATTGTCGCCTACGACGCAGCGGCGAATGAGGATCCTAAGGAGGAGGGATTTGGTTTCAACAAGATCCACGAGTACCTTGAGATGGTGAATCCAGACATTGTCATGATCTATAATGATCCGCTTATCATCCATCGTTTCATCGAGGCAATGAAGTTCAAGAAGGGTGAGACTCCGTACAAGCTCTGGCTGTATGTCGATCAGGTGTACGAGGGTATTGCGCCTCCACTGATTGAGACCATGAACAAGAATGCCGATCGTATCTATTGCTTCACACAGTCATGGGAAGATGTGTACAGGAAGTATGGTCCTGCCGCCGATCTGAGTATTCTCGAGCACGCGGTGGATTCGTCTGTCTTTAGCAAGGTGACACCATCTGTTCGCAATAGCATTCGGGCTCGTATGAACATGAGCTCGGATTCGGTTCTGTTCCTCAATGTGAATCGCAACAGCTTCCGCAAGCGTCTTGACCTCGCGATCATGGGGTTTGTTCGCCTTCTCAAGCAGGATACTACGAAGCCGTATTATATGTTGTTTGTTACGAGCATCAATGTCAATCAGGGTGCATACTACGACATTGCTCGTATCTACAATACAGAACTTATTGCCAATGGTCTCAGTGTCGAGGAACTTGGGAAGCGTATGATCATCGTTGACACGGGTGATATGAACAATAAGGCTCTCTCGGATGATACAATCAATGAGCTCTACAACGCCTGTGATATTGGTATCAATACCTCAGACGGCGAGGGATTTGGTCTGTGTCAGATTGAGCATCTCTACACAGGTGCTCCGCAGGTGGTGACGGATATTGGAACGTACCGTTCGTTTCTGGATACTTCAGTTGCCGAGTTCATTCCTGCCGGACCACGGTGCTACACGGCTGGAACAATGCCTCTGGGACTGTGGGCGCCTACATTCTCTCCCGACGATGTTGCGGATGCGATGGGCCGGGCAATCGATACTCTGTCGAGCAAGACTGAGAATGCTAGCAAGTATACGTTCAAGACATGGGATACGGTATGTGCGAGTTGGCTGGATGACGTGAGGAACGCAAACTCATCAAAGTAGAAACCGTATTGAAGTTGAATTGATCATCTCGCCCATTCGAAGAAGACGCTGATTATCGTCCCATGCTGGTCCGTCGAAGACTTCCTTTGTATCGGGATCAATGAGTAGCAATAGCCCCTTGATCATCACCTTTTGTAGACGACGGTGCTTGCGAGATGTGTTGCGTAACACAGTCGCATCTGTGTCTTCATTCTTAATGTTTGGCGTAAAGGCCAGGTCTTCAGCTCCTGTGGTGCTGTCAAACCGCATACAGGAAACAATGGGTTTCTCACGGGCGTGAAGCTTACGGTGAATCTCGCAATCTACGGCCGACTCTTTGAGCAATAACCCAATCTTTTGGCTGATGCGTTCCTTTTCATATGCAGTCTCGTAGAGATACTCGTCTGTTGACATGAAGGCTTCCACGGGTTCTCCTTCGTATCTCCGCATCGACGTATCATTGCGACGAATGGCCACAATGTTCGGAAATTCGGCTGACTTGGATTGTTCTTCCGTGAACACGGAGACATAAAAACTGACCTTGACGGTACGTTCATCCATTGGCAGAGTGGCGTGAGAGCAGATACGAATCGCACGGCCTATGACCTGGTCATGACGAGCGGGGGTCCAATGAGGTTCCATGATGTGAACGTGCCGAACATTTGCCAGAGTAATACCTTCCGCACCACTGCTTGAGGCCATCAACAGAGACAAGATCTTCTTTCCGCGCTTTTCCACACTCTCTTTCAGGGACGCCGGGAAGTTTTTACTGTATGTCCCGTTAAAGATCTGACGGGTCAGATCGCGTTCTTCGGCGTCCTCCTCACCGGTGTAGAATGTGTAGGCAGGTCGTTCTGTCAGATCAGGGCTCTCCACCCATTGTCCAGCTTGTTTCACAATCTTGTATTGTTGCCATCCGGCAGCGTCCAAGATCGCCGAAAAGACGCCAAGACCTTCCAGTGACCGATACTGGGAGTACACAAACTGATTGCTGTCCCCAGATGCCTTCACGTTTCTCAGTATCTTCAGT